TTACTTTTTCTCGTGCTGGGTGCCGAAATAGAAGGATACCACCATGGAAATGATGATCATCACATTATCGGCGCTGATGGTGCCCTTCAGCGCCAGCACCGCAAAGACCGCCGTCACCACCAGGGTCACAATGGTCTTGACCTTAATGAGTTTTGCCAGATTATCCGCAAACTTTTTCATCTTCATTCGCCTCTTTCCAGGTCTGCGATTCGGTGATTGATCACCTTGATCTGCTCCTCCACCACCGGGAGCCGCTGGGCAAAGCCGTTGTGGAGCCGGACCTCCCTGGTCAGTTCCTGGATCTTTGTATCCGTCACCGCCTGGGAGATCTTTATGGCGGTCTCGCTTTTCTTAGCCGTTGCCAGACAGGTGATCACCACGCCGATTAAGGAAAGGCCGCCGGTGATCAATGCCACCGCAATCGCTTCGCTCATTTGTAGACCTCCCTTACTGCGTTACCGGAACAATGATGCCTTCAAAGCCGGCTGCTTCCAGCCGCTTGCGCATGGCTTCCGCGTTTTCCTGATCCCGGTAGGCACCTACCTGAACACGGTACAAAGCACCTGTTTCCAAAGGTTCCATCTCCAGCCATTCGGCAGTAGCCTTGGCATAGGCGATGCCCAGTTTCTTCAGTTCTGCATCCTCGTTCCAGTCGGCAATATCCTTCTGATTATCCACAAAAGCGCCCTCGTTCAGCACCGCAGGCATTTGCGTCAGCCGCAGCACTGCAAGATCCGGACGCAGCTTCACACCCCGGCTGTTCTGACCGGCTGCTTTTACATGCTTTTCAAAAGCCTGACCCAAAGGCACTCTTGCGCTGCCGTATACCAGACCCTCCCAGCCGTCACCGCCGCCGGCATTGAAGTGGTTGGAAACAAACAGGTCTGCGCCCCATGTGTTGGCTTCTCCTGCAATCTGTGCCAGATTACCCAAGGTACCGGGATTCATTTTCACCTGGCAATCATAGTTTTCCAGCAAATAATCCCGCTGGTAGGCGGATACCTTCACATTCAGATCCCGCTCTTTTTCATAACCCACCGCACCGGGATCTTTATCCGAGTGGCCGGGATTGATATAGATTTTTTTACTCAATTTCCTTCCTCCTGTAAGATCTCATTGACTTGTTCTTCCCTGAGGATCCCTTTTTTCGCTGCATTTTCCACCTGCAAAGTATTCCAAAGTCCTTGCCGGTGCCATTTTTTGATCTTTTCGTACATTCTTTACACCTCCAGCAGGGTATCTGTCATCATCGCAGTATAGACCAGCTGGGCCTCGATGGTATCCAGCCGGGTCGGTGCGGCGATCTCCTCCGGTTCCTCCGTCACCGTATATTCCCCTTGATAGGCTTCCTGCTTTGCAAGTTCCTCGTTGGCCACGGAATAGTCCATGGTCTTGTTCAGGAAAAAGCGTCGGATATAGGGATGCTCCCGGGTGCCGAGGTTTACCTCTGCAGACAAGAATCGATACTGTATCTTTTTTGCCATTGACAATCCCTCCTACAGCAGCGTGTATTCCACAAGAATGTGGACCGCAGAACCTGCCAGAAAATCATGGGACACAGATACCTCGATACCGCCGCCATGGGTTTCCAGGTCTACGGACATGACTCCGCCGATCACACCGGAGGGAAATACCCGCTGATCCGTCAGGGAACCCCTGGCCCAAAGGACGGTATCCAGAGTTCCGCTTGTGGGAATGTCGATATGCATCGAGCCGGAACCGGGCAGGCCGCCTCCATATATCAGCTGGGTATATACCGGCTTACCGTTCCACCGCTTTGTCATGCGGTATTCCACACCGGTCATCATGGGAGGATTGACCCACTCCCAGGGGTCCCATACACCATCCCACTTATCCCGGTGGATATAGCCGCCTGCAATTTTTCCTTCCAGGTGGACATTACTGTAGTTACCGTCCACGACTGCGTGGAATACATAGTTGCCCACCGTGGGATCACCGTTGGCAGGATCCAGCCACAGGGCATAATACCCATTTTGAGTGATCTCCTCTACTGCGTTTACACGCTTACAGTATACTTCACCCAAGCCATAGCCTGCAGGTGCAAAGGCGGAGACACCCTGGCGCAGAATATCCGCTTCCCCATCCAAAACCACCGGCACATGGAAGCAAAAGGCATCCTTGCCCCAGTCGAATACGGGGGTTGCTTTCACGATCCGCTCTGCAGAATAGGCCGTGGACAGCGCATCCACTGCATAGGTCTGCACCACATAGGCGGTACGGTAGTCCAGGCCCGTGACCTTCGCCTCCGCGGTATAGGTATTGCCGTTTTTGCTAAGGGTCATCTCCTGCCAGGCGCAGTAGGTACCGCCATAGGTCTTATAGCGATAAAACACCTTAAGCGTATTGTTCTTTATGCCAAAAGAACCGCTGAACCAGTTGCCCACGGCTTTCACCGTCAGATTGCCGGCTGTGTCCGGGATGTTGTTCTCCAAACTGCAGGTCAGACGGATATATTCAACAAAGGGGACGGTCACGGTCTTCTGTGCGGTAATGCCGCGGCTATCCGTTGCTGAGAATACAAAACTGCCGCTCTCCACGGCATGGATGGTGCCATCCCCGGTCAGGCTCTTGCCGCCGCAGGCAACTTTCTGCCCTGCCAGGACCGCCTGCTTCACCGCAGACGCGCCAATGGTAACCGCCGCATCGCTGTAGTAACGAATCAGCACATCTCTGCTTCCGGTAAGGGCATAGGTGGTGTCATTACTGTCTGTGACCGTCGGCTGAATCACAGGCTCCGGATCTTTGATGGTCAGTATCCTGCTGACTGTGGAATACCCTATGCTTCCGCCGATGACTGTACGCACATAGAAGAAGATCTCTCTGCTTCTGCCGGCTGTCACTGCGCTGCGCAGGAGATTTCTCTCTGCTTCTGTCAGCGTAAAGGTGTAACCGCTGCCGGTCTTTGGGATGCTTCTGTAAGAAATATCATCGTTACTCCCGTCCAGCGAAATACAGGCATCCAAGGTGCTGACGCTGTTTCCGGCAGGATTGGAATAGGCGATCACGGGATCTTCTTCGTCATGAAAATCCGGTGCTGCAGTCAGCGCAGCATACCGGGGGATCGTATCCAGCGTTGCGGTAGAAGTACCGCTGACATAGGTTCCTTCCATGGTTGTAAGTCCCGGGCCGTTGATCTTTGCGTACAGATAGCAGTTGCCGGCACCCTCCGGGTTATGATTGACAGTTGCCGTAATGGTATGGATCGTCACCCAGGTTCGACTGGGCAGCGCACCGTACCAGCTGATGGTCTGGCTGGTGCTGTCAACCGTGAAGGTGCCCTTGAAGGTACCGGTTGTGGTATTGGCCGCATCTCTTTGCAGCTGCAGCGTTGCCGTTACCGTGGAAGTATTGGCCTCCGTGCCGTTGCTTTGGCTGCTCCAAAGGATCCGGCCGATCAAATAGACACCGCCCGGATTTCTCACAAGTTCTATGCTTCCGCTTGCCATATTAACCTCCGATCCAGAAGCAGCCGGTTCGGTCATAACCGTAGTCCTCAAACCGGCTGCTCGTGCCGACGATCAAATAGGTGGTGGCATGCAGATTTTTCGCATCCACGCCCTTATTATTGGCCGTCAGCACTTCCTGGCTGTTCTGATAGACCACCATACCGTTCTCGGTGATCTGGGTTTTCATTTCGCTGCCGGATTTTTCGATGCTCAGGCCAGCTTCATCCAGGGTAAATCCTGTCTTGGTGACCACCTTCTCCGCACCGCTTTCCATGGCAGCCTGGAGCTGCATCTGCAGGCCCTCCGGTGTCACCTTTGCAGACAGCTCTTTCTGCATACTCTGCACCGTATCGCTGACCGATTGGAGCGTCTGACCGGTGCTGCTGTCCAGTTGGGTCAAGTGCAGCTGCAGGTGATCTGCTTTCAGCTGCACATCCGCCACAGCCTTGCTGAGCGCCTGCATATCCTCCCGGTGTTCACTGGCCCGCAGGTAAGCACCGTCCGCTTGCTTGCGCAGTTCCAGGAGTTTACTGTTCAGCTCCCGGTAATCCTCGTAATTCATGGCATCCGAGCTGTTGCGGGTGTAGCTGCCGGTACATTCCAGGATGTCCAGCTGCCCCGTTTGGGCCTTCGTCATCACATAGGCCGTTATGGTCACACCGTTTCGGTCTGTGATATCCACCGTATGGCCTGCCTGAATATCCATCCCGGCCGGGATCTGCACCTTACAGGGGGTGTAGGTGATGTCTTTGAGCATTTCATAGAGGCTATGGGCCACAGGCAGCAGCGCATCCGTATCTGTAGATGTCAGCAGGTAATTGCCGGTGATAATGTATGTGTTTTTCTCACCCGGTTCATCAGGCCAGACCGTACCCACATCATCCTGGGTCAGACGCAGCTGCACTTTTTCGATCGGTGCTATCCGATAGTTTTCGTAGGACAGGCCTCCCCCAAAATAGCAGCGATCCCCATCCGGTGTGATCTGCACACCGGATGGGGTATACCAGGCAAATTCCAAATTGCCTTCCGAAGTCGCCCGGCAAAATCTGCCGGCGATCTGACCGACCCACTGCATCAGCTTTCGTCCGGTGATTCCCTGACCGGTAAAGGCCTGCACCAGGTACGATTCGTTGGGAAGGGTCTCGTTCACCAGCTGCAGACCGCAGGCATCGCAAACCATTCCGGCAAAGGTCAGCAGCGAATAGGGCCAGCCCTCCAGGCTCCGCAGCCACCCGGTCAGATCCCGATCCAACATACTCACCCGGTCATAGGCTGTAAGATGCAGCACATTGGGACCGGACCGTTTGGGTGTCTGCAGCAAAAACCGGCCAAGAGGATGGGAGTTCCCATCCTCATCGATTTTATAGGCCTGTATCTCATCCCCCTGGTTCAAATGCAGGGCATGCTCGGGATCCAAGATCTGCAGTTCCAGCATATCGGCGCAGACCGATCCCAAAGTCAGTTCATAAGAATCGTTGACACATTGGGTCAAGGCGGCGCTGAGAATCGCAATATCCGCCTCCGCTCCGGAGGAAATGGTTCTGCCATCGGGCAGAAGGATCATGGTTTTCAGCAATTTCCCACCCCCTAGCATTCGATGATGGAGAAGCCGTAGCCGCTCCACAGCCCGGTTCTGGCATTGCGCCAGCTCAGGCTGTACTTGCTGCGGTAGCAGCGGGTCTGCTCTGCCACAGCCGCATCCAGCCGGGAGGGATGAGTGAACAGGAAGGTGCCCTCATTGGGAAAGAGCGTCTCCATATACTGCTTTTCCTCCTCCGTCAGATGGGCATATTCAAATTTCCAGCTGCCCACCTTATAGCGCACCACGATCCGGTGCATGAAGCCGGATTCATCCCGACCTGCATCGGCAGCATCCAAATCTTCATAGTTGACAGCCACCTCCGCATCCGGCGCCAGCATCGGCACTCCGTTGATTTTAAAAAGTTCTGTTTTTGCCCGCATCGGTCAGCCTCCTCTCACCACAGCCATTTTCCGCTGATAGCGGTTTACTGCCTGGCCAATCACTTCGTCGCCGATGTGGATACCCAGCACCGCCTGTAAAATCTCCCGCTGCACCTCTACGCTGGCTTCAAAGCCCCGCAAAATCGCACCGGTCTGATCCTCCATGACCAGGGCAACAGCCTCCTGGATGGTAGAAAGGGGCGCTTCCACATTGGTGCCATGTCGCTGATCGCCCACCATGGCCAGGAAGGGCTTGCCTGCCGGCAGCACCGCACCCTTTGCAAGGTATGGGATCTGGGGAGCAGATACATAGGACATATTGACACCAAAGCGTCTGCCGCCGATGGAGGGCACCCAGGCAGGTACCGTAAAGGACAGCTTGTTGGCAGCCCTGACCACGCTGTTCAGAGCGCTCACCAGTCGGGAGATCATGCCGTTGAGCAGGCTGATCACGCCGTTGACCGCACTTTTCAGAAACAGGCGCATGCCTTCCCATGCCTTTTCCCAACTGCCGGAGAAAGTGCCTGCCAGGAAGATACTAAGCCCGTAAAGCATGTCCAGGATATATCCGATGGCTGTGCCTACGGTCTGAGAGATGCTGCCGAAAACTGTGCTGAAATGGCTGCGCAGGTTGCTGAGTACCGGCCCCACCACAGCCCACAGCTGGGTAGCCATCTGGGAAATATTCTGAAAAATACCCACGATCACGGGATGTTTCTCCTGGAATACCGCTGTCAGCTGTGCAAACCGTTGCCGCCAGTTGTCCAGGGTGATGATCACCGATTCTCCGATAAATGCCACCACCGGTTTCAAGGCTTCCCAAAGGATGCGGATACCCTCCAACAGCGGAGAGATCACGGCTGTCACCAGTTCCATCGCAGCTGCCCAGCCTTCTGTCAAGGCCGGTGCCAGCACCTCCATGACCCAGGCCGCAAAGGGAGTCAGCATCTCATACCAAAGGTAGCTGAGGCTCTCCCCTGCCAGGGCTGCCAGACCGGAAAAAGCTGTGCCCAGGCTCTGCAGGGCCTGTTTGAGAGGATTCAGGTCGATAGCCATCAGCGGTTCCAGCAGAGCCAGCACCTTGTCCACCACCGCCTGCACCTGGGGTGAGATGGGATCCTGCTCGAAGCCGCCCCATAGATCCACGCTGCCTGCGCTTCCGCTGCCGGAACCGGTTCTGCCGCTGAGCCGCTCCAGCTGGTCAAAGCTGGCCAAGCTTCGCCTGACGGCCTTGCCTGCGGATTTTGCCGCGGAGCTGAGCTTCTCTTCCGACCGGGTAGCTTCCTGGGCAGAGCCGGCCAGAGCCCGGTTGCCGGTGATGCCGGCGATGACGCCCCGCAAAAACTGCCCCACCACCCCGGAAAACCGGGTCACCGCCTGAATGGCAGCGTTGAGCATGGGGACAAACACGGAGGCGATGGGGGCAACCGCCTCCGCGATGGCATATTTCATTCTGCCGAAGGAAAGCTGCAGGGTCAGCAGCTGATCAGCCAATTCCTTTCCGAACCGGGTGACCGTTTCCTTGTAGTCTTCATAGCCTTTGACGCTGAATGCTTCCTGCAGCGTTTTCGAGACGGAGGTCAGCACCCGATCCAAACCGTGAAAGGCTGTCTTGGCTGCTTTGACGCCCATAATGATGCCGGTAGTGTTCACCGTCAATTCTGTTATCTCTGTTGCCACTGGTTCACCTCCCGGCGGATATGGTAATATTTATATTCTTGCATTTCGTCTGTGCCTCCTGTATAATCAAGAAAAAGGAGGAATGGGTATGCGCTGTGAATACTGTGATGTGGAAGTCGTCAATTATCCCGATAACGGCATCTGCGTCTGCTGCGGCAGCAAAAAGTCCCGTCTGCTGTGTACCCACTGCCACCACAAATGGAAGCAACGCTAACCCAATAATTTTTTGAGTCTTTCCTGCTCCGCCAGTTCCTCGGCGGAGTAGTTTTTTTGCATTTTTACCCGGGCTTTATTCCGGTTATAGTAGGTCTGCTCCCAGGGTTCCAGCTTTTTACCCCGGCGCAGCTTATCCCGAATGGATACCAGCGTGGAGAGGTTTCCCTCTCCGATGCTCAAAAACCAGCCAAGAAAAGTCCACCAATGTAAATAAGGCAGTTCCCGGATCTCCTGTCCTGCCACCTTGTTCACATCCGCCACGATCTCCTGGGCATCCTGCTGCCAATCCAACAGCTTCGGACCGGGATCCGAATTATCCTGTCGTCCGCCGCCCACAAACCAGCAGAAGTAGGCTGCCGCTTCCCCGAGAGCTTCATCCGGAAGCTCCTCCTCATAAAACAGCGCCAGCGCAATATGCCAGCGGATGAATTCCGGATAGGATTCCTCCTGCAGGTAGGAGAATATCTTCAGAATCTCCCGAAAGTCCGTATGCAGCCGGTAGGTTTTGCCGCCGATGACCGCAGACTTAGGAAGTTCCCAACCGCTCATCGCTTTTCCCTAGCAAGTCTTGCCTGTTCACCGGCGCAGCGCTTGGCACCCTCCGTCAGCACAGGCTCCAGGGCAGCGAACAGGTTGGTTACTACCCGTTCCCCGTTGTCTGCCACAGCCAGCAGATTCACACCGCTCAGCAGCCCATGAAAGTCATTTCCGCTGAACACCCAGTTCAGAATGCCCTTCATTTTCTCATCAGCCTGCTGCATCAGCTTCACGATGTCTTCACCCTGTAAGGTTTCTGCCTGCTGCACCAGTTCCTCTTCCACTGCCTGCAGCTTCGGTACCGCCTCCAAAAAGCGGGCATACAGATTGGGATCACCGGGGTTAAAGCGCAGGATACCGTCTCCGTTGATGCGATAGCTGCGCTGACCTACATCAAATTGAATCTTCTCCATCGTTTCCTCCTTTTTCATGTAACCTCGTCATTGCGAACCAGTCCGCAGACTGGTGTGGCAATCCCCCACTGTTTCCGTCATTGCAGGAGATTGCCACGTCGGGGTAATACCCCTCCTCGCAATGACCGCGTATTATTTACGCGGCGGTAAAGGTCTTGGTGGACACATTGAAGGTGCCCTTAACCTTTTCGCCGGTGTAGTGGATGGTGAAGGGGATCTGATAGCCGGTGGTATCACCGCCGTAGCTGGTGACCTCGATATAGACCGTTTCCTTCACCGCAGGATAGGCTCCTGCGCTCTGTTCATCCCACAGCTTCACATCCACCACATCTGCCTTCAGATCATCCAGGGCCAGGTCGCCGTCGATGATCTCCTGCAGACGGTTAAACAGGGTGCTGCCCTTCTGTGCGTAGAAAGGCTCCACCGCAGCAGTCTTTTCATAGCCGGAGATCAGAATGGAAGATTCACCCAGAATGTTCTTCTTGGTCTCCACCTGGGCAGACATTTCGGGAGAAAACTCCTCCAGATCCTGACCCAGACGCTCATAGACTGCTTCGCCATCCTTGGATGCATTGATATAGTGGGCCATATACTTTCGTTCGATTTTTGCCATTTATTTCACCTCATAAATCTTTGTAAATTCTGCCTGCAGCTGCACCGTATACAGGCTGGTTCCCACCTGTGCGTGATTTTCCAGCCTGCCGCTGCCGGCCCGGATGTGCTCTGTTTTTGGCTCGTCACCGAATTTAGGAGCAAGACCCAGGCGGCTCTGCTCCATCACCCAGTTCTGAAAATCCAGCAGCCATCTGGCATTTTCCTCTCCGCTTACCGCGATCTTACGCAGTAAAAAGTCCCAGCGGCAACGCACCTGCACATTCCCCAGCACATCCTCCCGGTGGGAAAGCTCTGTAAGTCCCCGGGGATACAGGCCGGTATTTCCCGGCGCACCGTCTGCAAAGTCAACCTGGATGCTGTCCTCCCACTTTGGAAAGGTCTGCAGCCAGTTTTTCATTTGTTCCAGCATCACAGGGTCTCCTTTCTGTTGCCTGCCTCCCAGTGGGTGATCTCTCCCTCCCAGCGGCAGGGTTTCACATAGGCAGCCTCATAAAGCTCTGGAACGGCAGCAGGCACAAAGGCCTGCCAGTCCACGGTTTCCGGACCGGTGCCATCAAAGATCCGGTCACCGGTCTGCAGAGGGAAGTCACCTCCGGGAATGATCAGCAGGAATGTCTTCTCCTTGCTCTTCCCGTAGGATTCATTGGGCATGCTAACCTTTGCAGACAGGTAAGCATTTTCGATCACGGTTCTGCCGATCTCTCCGTCTGCCTTTCGGTAGACGGTCACGGTCTGATCGCACAGGCTGTAATCCAAAGGATTCACGCCCCCACCCCCCGGTAAATGTCCAGATAGATGGAGGCCTTTTCATACAGCTCCCGCTGCAGCTGCCGGTCTGCCTGGCTGCCGGTTTCATAACGGACGCTGACTTCTCCTGCTGTGGCAGCGGTCACGCCGCCCCGGCGCTTGGAAGCAGCATAGAGGGATTCCGCCATGGCGCAGATGGCCATTTTTAGACTGTCCTCACCGGGCACCTCCACCCGGTAAATTCTCTGAAACCGTTCCAGCACTGCCCATGCCTGCAGCACGGTCCCGGGAAAGGCCTTCTCCGGGATCGCGCTGCCTAAGTAAATGTCCGTATAGAATGCAAAATCTGCCATAGGCATTATGCCGCGCTGATGGCGATGTCCCGGAGAACCGCTGCCTTCAGGGTATTCTTCAGGGCAACACCTGCCACCAGTTCCACTTCACCGGTCTTTACTGCGCCGGGAGCGTTCAGATCGGGAAGATAAGAGTTGATCACACCGTCACCCAGGGGGGAGATGCCGTGGAAACCGTCCAGGCCCAGGGAAACTGCATAAATGGCGGTCTTGCCGTCCTTGGTTTCCACCACATCCTGGATGGACTCACCGTTAAAGTACTGACCCATATCCACCATGGGAACACCGGCATAGGTCTCCACGGTGCGGCCGAAATCGTCCTGGGAACGCTCATAGTAGCCTGCTCTGCGGGCGATGGAGCGCAGCTTCACCAGCATGGAACGGTTCATCAGCAGCATGGAGGGCGCACCGTCCAGGCAGCTTAAGAATGCATCCATCTCATCCAGGAAGGCGTTGTAGTTTTCATCCAGATCCTGGGAGGTGGCGATGGCGGTGGCGCAGGTAATCTCATTCTGGGTGCCGGCCAGCAGCTTCTTCAGACCGTCGAAGGTGCCGGTGACATAGCCCTCGCCTGCATCCTCCGCAGCGCCGTTGATCACCAGGTTGTGGAAATAGTTTGCGGTAGCCTTGATCTTCTGCTCCGCCTGGAATGCCAGCTCAGAGGCAGCGCCGGAGGTGGACTGCAGCACGCGGTCCATCTGGAAGGCACCGCCCATGATGATGGCATTGGTGGTCTTCTTCTCCTTCTTGGCCTCGCCGGGAGTGTACTCACCGTTGATAGCGCGGACACCGGCGGTGGAGGGAGTCTTGAGCTGAATGTAACCGTAGGTCAGGGTGGAACCGCCGGTGCCGGGAGAAATGGCATTGTCAAACACCATATTGTCCAACAGTAAGGAGCTGCGGCGGAACATATCCACGATCTGCTGATCTACCTTGTCGGCCATGCCGACCTTTGCTTCTGCAAGAGTAATTGCCATATTTTTTTACTTCCTTTCAAATTTTTCTCGTAATGCCCCGGCCAAAGTGGTGGGGCTCTTGTCCTGGGCGCCATTCCAGGCACCGGTACCCCTTGCGTAAGGGGGCGGAACATCGCCTTCGAAGAGGTAGCGGTTCTCCTTTTTCAGGGTCTCCAGCGCCGCTTCGATGGCGTCGGGCTGATTTTCGCTTTCCTGCAAAGCATCCATGTCCAAAAGGGCCGCAATTGCCTTGGCATTTCTGCCCCTGGCTTTTACGATGCCCTCACTTAAGGCCTTTTCAAAGGTCATCCGGGCGATCTCGGCCTTATGATCTTCCACTGCCTGGTTGTACTTTTCCTCCCAGGCTTTGGCCGCCTCTTCACAGGACTGATCCTGCTGCAATTTGGAAAGCGCTTCCTTGATATCCGCATAGTCAGCAAAATTCGCCTTCACCTTTTGGATATCCCGGCCGTTTTCCGCCATGATGGCATCGATCACTTCCTTGGGAAGGGGTTGGTCATTGACTTTGAATTCCAGCAAAAATTCTCGTTTCATTGGTTTCTCCTTTCCTTCGCTATGATTTTTACGGGTTTACTCCCTGCGACCAGGCTGTTTTATGCCCGCCTGCAGGCAAAATGGGTATGAAAAAAGCACCCTTTCGGATGCTCTTAACAAAATAGTTACCGCACTAAAACGATTAATAGCCTAACGATTTAGCGCTGCGGGAGGGGTTCTTAGGGGAGGGTGCCTGTTCTAGCGGGAGCTAGATCTCAACGCCTCCCCTAAGTCGGCTTCTTTGGTATCTTTCTTGCCGACACAAGAAAGATACCCGCCGGAGGCACCTGCACTATCATTGATGGAGATTGCCACACCAGTGTGTGCACTGGTTCGCAATGACGTGGTGTTATTGCGGCATATACTTTTCCCGAATAGCCTGCCGCTCTGCCTCCGTATTGCTTGGCAGATTGAACCGCCAACCCAGAGCCACCTCAGGTGCGATGAGACCCATAGCAACCATCTGCCGGTAGTCCTCCCAAATCTTGTCCTCATCGTAGAGGGTGGAGTTTCCCCAATCTGCCGTCACGGTCATCTCCTCCGGGAAAGGCAGCTGATACAGCGCCGCCAGCTTGCCGCACAGAGCAAGTGTTTCCGCCTGCGCCGCTTCCCACATCTTCTGAAATTCGATCACCGTCAGATTAAAATCGCCGGCAGAGGAGGTGATCTCCGTAGCCGTCCGTTCCTCCATATTGGCATCGCTGAGCATGCCCCGGCGCATACCGATCAGGCTCTCCACATTCCGCAGATACTCCTGCTTTCGGGCAAGATAGGCATCCACCCGCAGGTCGGGATTGAAGACCGTCATGCCCACAGCCTCAGGGTCTTCATCCAGGCCCACGAAAAGATGATCCTGCAGCTGCCCATCCCTAAGCATATCCCGGGACAGGATCACCCGGCTCTCACCCCGGCTGAACTCACCCCGCAGTTGGGCCTCATTTTCATCGATATTGCGTATGAGGTCTGCCACCGCCGCATACACGGATACGCCGTCAGCAGAACCGTCCACACAGTTGAGCATGGGGGTCTTCATCCGTACCAGGCCGATACCGCCCAAAGGCGCTTCATAGCGGTAGCTTTCTTGCAGACTACCATAGGCAGGATGCTCCTGCAAAGGAACCTTCGTGCCCAGGGCATCCCGGTCTGCGGAGCGGTAGAGCTGATTGGTGATGGTAAGAATGCCCTCACTATCCATCGTTCTTCGCTCCAGCAAAGTGTAGAAAAACTTTCCCTGTGCAGAGCGCTCCATAGTGCCCACATCCACAGGCTCACCCTCAGCGCTTCTTCCAAAGATCAGAATGTGGTCTCTGGGGATCAGCGTAAAACTGAAATTCTCCCCGTTGGGACAGGGCTTCAGATAACACTCACCGCCAACCAGCGCCAACTGCGCCGCCGCCTTTTTGCGTGCATCCAGTTCCTCCACCAAGTGCTGGTAGCCTGCATCCCCTGCCGCAGCGCTGTATTCAGCAAACATAGCCTTCACCAGCTTGTTCACTACTGTGTAAGCGATCCGCTGGCTGGGATCCCGGTCAGCCTGGGCATTGTCACCGTAGTAGAGCCGGAACCAGTCCTCGATGGCAGCTTTCATGGCCTTGGTGGTCTTGTCGGAAGCGCCGAACCGGGCTTCATAATCGTAAATACTCATTCTTGTCTCCTTCTTCTTAACCCCAGGTGGATGCCCCGGATATAGCTCTCCAGTTCCCGGATCTTCTGCCGCAGCAGTTCATTTTCCGCTTGCAGATTCCGGTTATCCCGCAGGACCGTCTCCTTGGCCCACAGGGGAAGAAAATGCTCTGTCAGCCATTTTTTCAAATTCTCATACCTCCTGATACTTCATTTGCCTACGCAGGATGGTTGCGCAGAAATAGCGGATGTCGTCCATGGCATGGTCATGCTCCTTTACCACCGCATCCTTTTCCCCCTTGTCCTCCCAGCGGTACAGCTGGAATTCCCGGATGGTGTCCTTGCAATTGGGAGAGATCTGCACTACCCCCGCCTGCAGTAGCGTTGCCACCAGCCGGATCCCCGGCAGCACTTCGTTTTTCGCCTTCCGTACGGAAAACCGTCCCCGCCTGCGCAGGGCTGCGATGAAAGATGCAGCAGAGGGGTCCACCACCACCTGCTCCACAGGTAAGTTTCCTGCTAAGTTTTCCAGTTCGTCGCAGTACTCCTCGTCGGTGAGCATCCTGCCGGATCCCCGACCGTCATGGTAATACTCCCGAATCCGCCAGGCTTTCCCGTCCGTCACCTGCCAAAGACCGGCGGAGAAGGGATTGCGGGTGCCGTAGTCCACGGATATGTAGTACCTGCCCCCCGGCTTTTCCGGCTGCCCCACATGAACCGCCGGGTCAAAATCATAGACAAGTCCCTCCGCCATGCACCACTGCCCTAAAACAAAACGGCGGTAAAAGATACCTGTGTACAGGTTCTCATACCGCCGTCGGATGGACTCCGGCAATGCCGGATTGTCATCCATAGTAAAGTGCAGATGCAATACATTCTTTTCCTTGGCTTTTACTATCCACTCTTTATAAAGCCAATGCTCCGGTCCCTCCGGATTGCAGTTAAACCACAGCTTGGAGCCAACTTCTGAGCAGCGGGCACAGGCCTGCTCTACAAAAGATTGGGGCATCAGCGCAGCCTCATCCAGCAGGACGCCGGCCAGCGTGATGCCCTGGATCAGCGAGCCGGAACTCTCATCCCTGCCGCCAAAGAGATAATAGGTGTTTTCCCTGCCGGCAGCGTCTGTTACCACCAGCTTGTTCTCGCTGCGATGCTCACAAATGCGGAACAGATCTCCCAGCCACTCCTCCAAATTCCCCACAATGTTGCGCCGCAGGGCGCCTACGGTCTTGCCGCAAATAGCAAAGGTTCTGCGGTCAAAGCAGGCCATGCTCCACAGAAAAAAACCCACCACCATTGAAACGGTCTTGCCGGAGCGGACAGCCCCATCGCAAAGGATGCCGTCAAAATCCTTCAGTCCCGGCCTGTTCCACCAGGTCATGGCAATCATCTGCCGCTTACTGAATTTCCGGTATATCACGAAGCTCCACATCCTCCTGCGTTGTCGCCAGAATTGCCTCCAGTAGATTGTTGTGGGCTTCTTCCTCCCCAGGACCGCCCTCAAACATCCCCATGTACTTCCCCAGCAGCTCCAGCGCTTTCATCTTGTCGTAGAACTTCAGCTTGATGCCGGTAGAGCTCCGCTCGATGGAAGCGATGGCCGCCTGATCCGCTTTGGACAGGGCATCCGTATCCCGAATGGTCAGTTCACCGTCGGATACCCGTAAAAAATCGGTGGTCTTGGCAAACCCGATGGCTGCCAATTCCTCCACCACGCGTTTTGGTGTTATTTTCTTCATATGATACCTCCGCATCCGCTCCTTCCCCATGGGTGTTCTCTACTTTCGGCATTACTATAATAACACATTTGTTCTAAAAAATCTTCCCGTTTTTTTCTCACCTTATGAAAAGAAAAAGGGTGCTTTCCTCAAAAAAGCACCCTCATTTTTCAAAGTTTTACTTCTACTTTTTCCCGTATATCCATGGTGTTTACCGTAATTGTGCAATCATATGCAAGAATTTCCACGCCTGCTTTTTGGGCTTCCCGCAAAGCATCTCCAAAAGGTTTGTCCGTAGCATCATTGGGATGAAGGTACTTGACTCCCTCCATTTGGATGACAAAAACCACATAGGCCCCATAGCCTTCTTTCGCCAGCTTGGCAAGTTCTTTCAAATGCTTGGCACCCCGCTCCGTGGGGGCATCAGGGAAGGCGCAGACCCCGTCATTTTCCAGCGTCACACCCTTGACCTCCAAAAAGGAGGGTTTTCCGTCTTTTGTAAAGGAGAAGTCGAACCGGGAATCTCCGTGTCTGCTTTCTGCCTTTAGATCTTCAATTTTGCCCAATCCACCAGCCAGCAGCCATTCCTTTACGGCTGCATTGGGTGCCTGGGAATCCATGTTGATCAGCCGCTCCCCTTTTTTCACGGTGATGAGATCATACCGCGTCTTGCGATTGGGAGATGCCGCATCCAGGCACCAAACCTGCGCGCCCACAGGCAAAAGCTCCCGGCAGCGGCCGGTATTCTTCACATGGCATACTTCTTCCTTGCCACCGATCTCAATGTGGGCAATAAAACGGTTGGGGCGGTGGATAAATCTGCCCTCCACCATTTTTCCATATAGCAT